ATCTATTCAGTCATTCCCATTGAAGGAAGGTCCCATCCAGTTTATAGACACTTGGAGGAAGTCTAGGGATTCTGCATAACAATCATTGCAGCGAATTGGTATACGCCGATATTCGCAAATTGTATCCAGAGCTAGTCGCCCATGTCGAAGTATTCACTATAATAGTTTGCCCCGCCACCGCTGTACACACCAAATCCTGAGAAAAGGTGGTAGTCGTCGCAAGCGGCGTGACAATATTAACCGAAGTCACCGTTGCCGTACCTGTATAGACAGGTGTGGTCGGGACAGTGCATCCCGCGAACACGGAAAGAAGAAATTGTCCACTTATAGAAAAAGTAAGAGTGTTGACAGAGCCAGTTACAATGGTCGCTCCCGTAAAAACGGGAGTGGCCCCAAATGCACTCGCCGGACCAACACCAGCTCCACCCGCCACGACCCTCTGCGAAAGCAGCGGATCGGAATTAATTTCAGGTTTGAACAAAGAGACATCGTACGATGCCCAAAGTTCGCCCAAAACTTGGCCGGTGGTGCCGGGCAGTCCGAGAGTAGCAATTTGGAAGGTGCCAAGGTCGTAAAAACGCGCGTCCTGACTAGCTGTCCCAGAAGACGAAGTCGAACGCACGTAATACAACTTATTGGCCACTTGAGAAACGTCACACTCAACAGTATGTATTTGTGAACAAGAAGGTTTTGCTGAAACAGCAAATTGGGAATTTTCCATGTGAATCTTATCCGAATACGGATTTTCCAGGACGTCATAATTAGTTGCCATAATAACGGAACCCATTGGACCACCAGTATTGGTTTCACTCGTCATCGTCCGATATTCGAACACCAAACCATTCATCCGATACTGTTGATATTGGACCGCCAATTGTGCCAACCAAGGGAAGGTAGACAACGAACCCGGATTTATCGTAAAAGACGTATTGGTAAAAATTGCAGGACTCGCCGGAACAAGAATGTCAGTGATATACTCACGATGACGCACTTGAGTCGACGTACCCATTATACCAAACGAAGGGATAGACTGGCCAGGGTCTAACGCCTTACCGACTTTCGACAGGGTGTTGGAGGTTACGGTGTAATCACCAAAACCTACCAACTGAGCAAGCTTGTTCCCCAACTTAGAACCAGCATACTTACCTACCGCTGAGACCGGAGCAAAACCTGGAGCGATCGTATCGCCTAGGAGCCCCCCCAGCGCGGCTCCTCCTTTTGCAAAGGAGCCACGAGGAATCAATTTTCCCATAAAGTCGGTAAAATAGTTACCTTGACCATCCATATGGAGCATTCCGGACGAGGCCTCCGCCTGCATCCGTTTAGCCGCGGCACCCATACGGGCAACCGCCTTCTTTTTATTCTTCTTATTTGCTTTACTCGCCATTGATTCAAATCAATGAAACTCACAGAGCCACAGTTAGGCCTTAATTATATATCCCCCGCCAGTTCGTTACGCTGACCTTTGCTTACCAGGGGAGGGTCGCCACGCCCCCAAGGCTTCGCCCTTCAGCGGCGTCACCTGGCTGCCCTTATCGACTACTATCTCTAGTAGTCGACCTCGCACAGCTTATCGAAGACCTGATCTTCCACATAAGCTGGTAAGGAATTGATTGACATTAGCAACTTTTCAACCCGAACTATCTCGGAGACTTCCAGATCGTATCTTTCCGCCATTGCTAACATCGCTTCAACTCTATCTAGACTCTCATGGAAAAGTATGGGTTTCCATGATTCAATTAGATTTGAAAAGCGTCCGCCTTGACTCCCCATTCCAAGACGCTGCAAAACTTGTAGAAAAGTCCCGAGGATGGGATACTCGTAATCCAACTGGCTGTATGAATTAGCCAAAGCGTGGGCACACATCGCATACGACGTCGCACACGATCTATACTTCCACGCTCCGTCACGCCCTCTATGTCGAGCTACTTCCATTGGATCGCGCAACATTTTCCCAAGTTTTATTACCGCTGAAGGTAACGGCACCCAGACCCTTTCGCCACACATATTTAAACGCCACCACCCCTTTAAAAACGTGAGTTGCCCCACGTCGGTCTTGGGTAAAAATTTTACATTAAAACCCAACTGACGCCCTGCTTCGACCATACTATATTCATGCCTATGTTCCAAGGCAAAAATATAGTAGAACAAAGTGGATAAAGAATTTAAGACAGTGGTCATGGTGATACCGGTGGGCATCTGGACGCCTGCTATCCCCTTAACACGCAACCGACGCGTATTAATACGGTAAGGAGCGGAACAACACCGCACTACCGCTTCATAAAACCAGCCTGGGATACCCAACCGGGCCATCCAGGCTTTCAGCATAATACCCTGGGGTCCTTCATCTTGAGAGTGGTCGAACATACTCTGGTCCGCCTCCGCGAACCTAAAATGTTCCCATCCATCCCCAAAGATTTCACCCGGAGCAAACACTGAATCGTCTCCTGAAACAGCAATAACAGCATGCCCATCTTGCATAGCTCTACCTATGTCACTCAATTGTTTTTGGTCATAACCCGCCGCAAAATAGATGCGGACACCAAACCCAAAACAATCAACAACGCTTCCGTCCAATTTCTCATGCAAGAAATCAGCGATAGCCCTCGACATAGGCGCCATGCGCGCATGGTAAATGGGATCGAGATTAATGATGGCGCGCGGTTTCAACCCAACAACATCCCCCAAAGACTTAGAAGAAGACAAAGTCTCATTCCATTTAAGGGAAATGCTCTTCTTCAAGTTAAGGTTGTTGCCAATCACATCATCATTAAAGGCATTCAAAATACGAGGGCCTTTCTTTCCCATTAGGATAGCGCATTGTTCTATTGATGGAATATCTTCCAATCCGTAGCCGAACAAATTCATTTTATCGACTGTGCGCGCCAACGACCGCCAATTCCCATGGCGTTCAGAGGTAGAGGGACAGTCGACAAACGGATCATTATGCGTTCTCCACAAAACCGCTGCCAACAAGTTGCAATCCGTGTTGGCCGGTTCCCACAATAACCGATTAGTGATTAAAATGGGAAACAGAACGTTGCGTCCTTCAACAGAACGCAACGCAGACAACGCTTCCGAAGGCGTCATCACAATTCCATCCACTGTAATATCCAAAGTTCCCCGGAAGTGACGGGGAGCATCGACGGCAGAAGTAACAAGCGATGGCAATGTGGTTCCGGCGGGGAGGGGAACCCACACGCTAGAGGCTTGTTTAATCTGACCTTCGCGATAACAATCGACGAATTGTCCATAGGCGTCAGTTACACGCCCATTATGGTTCCACCACCAGTGGACCACTAGGTTCGCCGGCACGGCCTTCCATCCAAACAATTCAGTCGAAGCGAAACACATAAAGTGTAGCAGCAGGACCCCAAAAGCCGATGGAAAATCGTTTCGGTATGCGACGTAGTTAGCCTCTAGCATGTTGAGAAATATCGAGAGATAAGGAAAGGGTACCCTTATCAACTCCTCGCCCACAAAACTCCACCAGAAGGGGAGAATAGAAGCTGGGAACATTTTAACATATGATTTCACATCAACGAACACGACCGTCAAAATAACAGTCATAATCCAAAACATGAAATTATACCATGAAAATGTCCGAGCTTCAGCTGGACGTGCCATAGCTCTTAAACCCTGTAAATCGAGTTCTGAGCGAGTGTGAGATGTTCTCAACCCCAGGAGGTTGTTAATACGGGCCACTCGTGACGCATACAACACCCCCAAAATGGTGCCTTCAATGATTTCCCCATAGAACACGGGAAAACGTTCACTCAAAGCAGCCATCTCCATGCTAGACAAAGCTTTCTTTGTCACGGCTACCGTCACCGAGTCCAAAGTCAAACCATTAGGAAATCTTACCAAAAATGTCGACTCAAGAGCTACCAAAGTAGGTAAGTGTACCTTGACTCGAACCGAGAAACGCTTATGAAACATCCGTCGCCATAAAAACGGCAACCAGGAGGCTTCAAAATCGTTACTCAACTCGCGCCAGACCACAGTCCCAACCGGTAGCTCCTGACGCCCAATATTTTGGGCTCGGCGCAAACTACGCGCCGCACGCACTAAATGATAAGGTCCAATACAACGGATCAACGTGGAATCGATACCGTCACAATGACGCAACTGCAACCAGTTGACATCAGGGTGAGCTGGATAAGGGGTGGCCTTTTCCTCTGGGGAAGAAACGACCATACCATCCTCATCACGGTACCACACTTGTTCTTGACGATCCCCAACGCGCTCGTCAGCCCCTCCTAGCCCGTTAAAGAAACGAACCATGATATAGACATGACCAGAACGTGACCTGTCGCACAATTCCCCTACCACCCGTGGAGTGAGCATCGTATCTGCACTACCTCCGGACTGATAGACATCTTGCACAATAACCACATCGAAGATTTCCTGAGGCAACAAATCTCGCCGCAGAGAGAGTTGTGCACGACCCGCATCACCCAAAATAGGCGTAGCAGGTCCAGAAACAATATCGACGCTCAAACCCTTGCGGGAAGGCACGCTACGGAGGTAACGCCCATTCCCGTCAAACAAACGAGTAACACCATTAGGAGGAAACAAGGGGGTGAGTGAGAGATTACGAGGAGAACCAAACCAATCCAAAACAGACAGCTTGGTCAAATCTCGTCCTTCGATCTCAAGGATATTCAAGAACGCCAAATCTCGAGCGGTGTGGGATATGGAATGGGGATTATAATCCCGAGGAGATTCCAAAACTCGCCACCCTCTCGATTTGGCATAAGACAAACAATCCTCGTCCGCGAAATTAACGGGGATGCTCTTTGCGCGGCACCAACTAGTGATGTCATCGTAAAAGGTCTTTGTCTTATTACCTTCCTGAACCACCGGAAGGATTTTAATCGCATTACTTCCAGACGAGGCTTTCGGAATCATATTCCTACCGGCCCGCCCACGTTTTACTAAAACGTTATTCGCTGACATAAGAGAGATATTTACTAATCGTATTAGTCTG